TATGCGGATTTAGCATCAGGAGAACATGAATCCGATAATGCGTATTATTATAAGGATTTTACAGATTATAAAATACGCATTATTTTGTTGAATGAATACGATTATCCACCAGATAAGAATGGAGATACTTTCGTATACCAAAGAGGGAACGTTTGTTACAGTCAAAATCAGATTAATTGGTTTATTGATGTTTTACAAGATACGCCATCAGATTACGGAGTAATAATCGCATTTCATGTGTGGCCTGGATGGATGACAAGTGACGCTGATCACATTTTAACAGCATCGACAAAAAGCGCAGCTGGTGCTCCACCTTCTTTAATAGCATCCACAAATGGTTACATTATCGAAGAAATTATTCATGCTTGGATAAATGGTACTACGCTTAATCAAACGTTTAATTATACAGTTTCTGGAACATATGGGACCGGAATTACGGTTAGTGCTGATTTTACAAGTCGTGGAAGTGGGGAATTTATTACCTATATCAGTGGACATTGGCATATGAGTATTGTGGCTAAAACACATAATCATGGTCAGGCGAGTTACACAGTAGCGGCGGCTGGATTAAATGCAGAAACTCAAAGCGATCAGCCACGTAGAGCAGGAACTAGAAGTGAAGATCATCTTGCGGCATTAGCAGTTGACCGTGATTTAAAAACGGTCAAAGTGATACAGATTGGAGCGCATTTTTCCAAAGATGGAAAAGACCGTTTATATGGGCAGTATTCATATGAGATTTTATGAAAGAGGTGATATTTAATGAGTAAAGCTTTAGTTATAAAAGGTGCTAATTTTTCTCAAAATAAGGTCGGTACAATATCTTTTACAGAAGTTATATCGTGTACTGGAATTTCGCTTTCTGAAAATGCGATTGAATTTACACAATTAAATTCTACACAACAATTAACTGCCACTGTTACGCCGGTGGACACGACAGATTCTATTGTCTGGGCTTCGTCTAATGAAAATTGTGTGACTGTAGAGAATGGTTTAGTAAGATGTGTTGGCGTTGGCTCTGCTACAATAACAGCTATGTGTGGTACTCAAAGTGCCAGTTGTACTGTAACAGTGAGTGTTTCGTTGGATATGTCTACGATTGACGTTGTAGTACATAAGGGGCTGACAAGCACAGATTTGAGCCTTGATCCGCCAAAGGATTATTTTAGTGTTTATGGAACGGAGAGTGGAGAATATTTAAAGAAATTAACGTTTTTGTCTAATGTTCCGACCAGTAGTGGATATAAATGTCTAACAGGTGACTATCCTAATTTATATCCAATTATGCTTCCAGCTAATACGCAAAGAATTACGGTTAAAATACCAAACTCGTTGTCATTTAATGGTGATGGTTGTTACATTCAGTTTGCAGATAGTACAATGTTAGCAACATACAATGTTGCAAAAAAAGGTGTTTTAGCAAAAACAGGTTATATTAAGTTGAAAGATTATATAGTAAACAAACAATTTAATTATGACGTACCTGATGTTTCTGGTATAGACAGCTTTGCATTTTTGATTAATTTCACTACTGAGATAAACGAAAAACCTGATGGAATGGAGATTATTTTCTCGTAACTAACTTAAAGGAGACTTTAAAAAATACAGGAGAGGTGGTATAAAATGACATTTGGTGATGCATTGGAACAAGTAAAAAATGGTAAACGTATTTCAAGACAAGGTTGGAATGGAAAGAATCAAAAGGAGGCTTTAAAATAATGAGCTTCCTGCAGACACTTTTCGGCGGACTCCTTGGCGGCGGTCTGATCGGACTGATTGAGTTTCTGATCAGGCGAAGTGATGAGAAGAAAGATAAAAATTCTGTGATCCTGCAGGCCATAGAGAGCATGAACAAAAGTATTGATGCAATCGAGGCGAAGATTGATGAAAACGAGGCGATCACAAAACGTGTTCGCATCCTGAAGTTTGAAGACGAGCTTCAGGAAAACAGGCTTCATTCGAAAGATTCATGGGATCAGGTCATGAGCGACATCACGGGATACAACAATTACTGCGACAGTCACCCGCTTTTTAAAAACGACCAGACAGCCGCCACGGTGGAGCACATCCGGAATGGCTACTACATTCGGTTGGAAAAGCATGATTTCTAAGGGAGGGAGGGCACAATGCAGATTAAAATGAAGAACGAGCTTTATGACTGCCTGAAGTGGGGCGTGATGGTACTGATCCCGGCAGCGACTACCGGATATGTCGGTCTGGCCTCTATCTGGGGTTGGCCGTGTGCGGAAGAGGTGGCGAAGACAAGCGCTGTTGTGTGCGCATTTCTTGGCGCTGTACTTGGTATCTCCAATCTCCAGTATAAAAAGGAGGAAGAGACATGGCGGTGATGGTAAACTCTTTTGGTGGTGGTTTTAGTGGTACTCGTGGCGAGTATTACTATAGGGAGATCATGGCGAGCTCTGCAGTAGGAAGTAACCAAAACCTTCTCACCGTCGAAGGCGAAGGGAGAATCCTTGAAATAATTGTCTGCGGTAATTTTGCAGACTACAGCACAACAAAAGCGACAGCAAAAGTGACCGTTGACAGCGGGCTTAAAGTACTTCAAAAAAAGATCATAAAAAGACAAGTATCTGAAGAGATCTTTGTCCCTATCGTTATGAGTCGTGAAATGATCGTTGATAGAGGAGATCATTTCTTTTACGGTTTAAATCTTGCAGCGATTCCAAGCATATCCGCTGCGTATAATGGCGAAGGAAAAAAACCTTATCGCTATTTCGGCCCGTTTTATCTTGAGGAATTCGCAGCACCCAACCTGACGGAAAACCTCCCGGCCGGTCAGCAGGACTATTCCTGTACCTTCTATCAGGACGGGCTCTTCTTTGATGAGAGCTTTACTATCGAGTGTAACTGGCAGGCTTACGACAGCTCCAAACCAAACAAGATCATTGTGTACTATGAGCTGTTCGACTAAGGAGGTGGAAGCATGGCAGACTTTATCTCTCAGATCGCTCCACTTGTGCAGAAATATGCCCCTGAGTATGGCGTGGCTTGCAACTCTGCGGTTATCGCTCAGGCCGTGTTAGAGTCGGGCTATGGTGAGTCAAGATTATCCAAGCGGTATCATAACTATTTCGGGTTGAAATGTGGTACGGCATGGCACGGTAAGAGCGTCAACATGCTGACTCAGGAGGAGTACCGGCAGAACGTCATGGAAACCATAGCGGATAACTTCCGGGTTTATGACTCCATGGAAGACGGTGTCAAGGGATACTTCGAGTTCATCCAGCTGCCACGATACCAGAACCTGAGGGGAATCAAGGATCCAAAAACATACCTGGAAACCATCAGGGCTGACGGTTACGCTACTGACTATAGATACGTAAGTAAGTGCCTGGAGATCGTGGATAGGGAAGCGCTCCGGCAGTATGATGACAGCACTGATACCGGAGTGACAGCTGATGACGTGCTGAACGTCTTCCGTTCCTGGCTGGGTAGTGGATCACACAAAACCATCGTGGACATCTATAACAGTCATACTCCGCTCGCACAAGGATACAGACTCAGTTATGATGACTCATGGTGTGATGCCACAGTGTCAGCAGTCTTCATCAAACTGGGTGCTGTTGACCTGATCGGTGGTACTGAGTGTGGTGTTGAAAGGCACATAGGCCTTTTCAAGCAGGCCGGTATCTGGATCGAAGATGGAACCATCAGACCAAAGCCCGGTGATATCATCTGTTTCAACTGGGATGATTCCACACAGCCCAACGACGGATTCGCTGACCACATCGGGATTGTGGAGAGCGTCAACGGCGACAGGATCACAACCATTGAGGGCAACTATAACAATGCCGTCCAGAGACGTGTCCTGGAGATCGGCAACGGATACATCAGAGGATACGCAAGACCACGATATGCTGAAGGGCATAAAGAGTCAGTGGTGGCGTCAACCGCTCCGAGCAAAAAGCCTCAGTGCACCGGACGGGTAACGGCAGATGCGCTCAATGTCCGGACGTGGGCAGGTACGGAGTATCCGACAATCAAGAGTTATCCTCTGCTGACAGAGGGAAATCTGGTTGACGTGTGCGACACGGTTGAAGCCTCTGATGGATCTGACTGGTACTATGTCAGGATCGCCGGTCAGTGGTATGGGTTCGTGTCAGCGGAGTTTATAGAGATCGTATAAAGAGACAGCCCCTGGAGTTATCCACGGGGCTGTATTATTTGACTGAGACTGTCGGCAAACTCAAAACCGATTGCCGCAGCTGCCAGACTTGTAAGCCTCAGCATTTCCAACAAGGCTTTGTTCCTTGCTTCCTCATTGGCAGCGAGCTTGTAGTCACTCACTGCCAGTTCATACATGGATCTGATATAGTCTTCCATTTTCAACCCTCCTTACATCCTCGCCCTGAATCCTGCTCTCATGGTCTCGTAGATCATATCAACTGCGGGTTCCCATGTCTGATCCTGCTCGATGATCTCCATGTCTGCTCCCATGTACCGCTCCGCAACTGCCAGCAGCAGGTTGTGGATGTACCACCAGGGCTCCTCACCCTCCATGCTCCATCCAAGGTCCGCTACCAGATCAGACAGCTTCGAGTAACTCTGTTCGAGCTCCTCTGTCTCTTCGGCCTCCTCCGAATCAAACCCAAGCGCTTCGTCTGCCAGCTTGTGACTGATCTCCCTGACTGCCCTCCGGATCCCGCTGTCCCATGTCGGATCCTGCTTGACGATCTCAGATCCGGTTCCGAGGTAGTCGGTGTACTCGATCAGGATATCACCAAGGTAACTTTCGATGTCATTTCCACAAGTACCGATAACTTCTATAACATCCTTTAACTCACTATAGTTTCTCATTTCTTTTTCTCCTTTCAAATCTACTTTCGTTTCTTATCTGTTCTCTGTCCCTCTTTACCTTCGGGGTGGTGTATGGACTCTCTGTCCGCCTCTACCATACCAGGCGCTCTCTCTTGGGTTTCCGGGTTGCTTGGTTATCATCTCCTTTCTGGTGCTGGTCTTCGTTGTTAGCCAGGGCTTTTCACTTCATCCTCCGTTTTCCCTGTTCTGCTTTCTTCTGTGCTCCTGCTTCGTCAGGATTCTCGGCTTTCCGTTACTGGGCTGTCTCTCTTCGGCTGCGGTTTGTTTTGTTCGCCTCGCTTCAGCCCGCCCTCCGTAAGCTTGAGGGCTTCCGCTTTCTTCTTTTTATTCAGTTTTCAAGGTCAGGTTCCGGTTTTCACGGTTCTCGGTTTGTAGTTCCTTACACCTCCTTTCTCTTTCGATCTGCTTATATGATAGCACGTATACGTGTATATGTCAACACGTATGCGTGTATTTATTCCGGTTCTCTGTTTTGCATAAAAACACGTAGACGTTTTTGGTTATTATTACACGCTAGCGTGTCTTTGACTTTTGCGTTATAATCGGGGAAAGGGGGTGTTTGAAGTGCCAATACAGGAATATAAAAGGAAAGCAAATGATAGGTACAATGCGAAGTGTGATAATATAACGATTCGACCGCTGAAAGAGAGAGGAATGGAGATCCGGGAAGCCGCCAAGGCATCCGGCATGAGTTTGCAGGGCTACATCCTGGAGGCAATCGCAGAGAAGATGGAACGGGACGGATCCGGAAAGTGAGCACGAAAAAAGGAGGCACGAAGCCTCCTTTTTCGTTGTCGTAAAACCTTACTGACAATCTTATTATTTCTATCCACGCCGCCCTGATCGCCGGGCGAACCATCCCACGGAGCGTCAACCGTGGGAGACAAATTTAAGATACCATACATTGACCATCTTGTAAATATAAAAATATTTTTAATTTGTATGTTGACAAACATACAAATGTATGCTATCATAAGGGTGTACCAAAGGAAAGGGGAACAGAAAGGAGAAACAAGATGAACAAGGCATGGGTCATGAAAAGAGCTTGGGAGATTAAAAAGGAAGACAGCCGCTACATCTTCGGCCTGTGCCTCAAGATGGCATGGAAGGAGGCCAGAGAGATGAGCGAAGAAATCAGGATTGAGACCACATACTACGGTTTCGGGAGCAGGACAAATGGTTACAAGGATGAGATCCTGGAGGGACACCTCCTCGCAGACGGAAACCTCGAATTTGACTACCCCGAAACAAAAGAGTGGTCGGAGCCGACGGCGAAGACCAACAAGACCCAGAGGGTCACACTGGTAATCACCACCGGGATCTACGCAGTAAACGGAAGAATCCACGGCGTAGACCTCGACAAAGTAAAGCAGATCTCCGGTAAGACCTACAGCCTCAGGGTTGCAGCGAAGGAAGCCGGGATGAGATGGAACGGGAAAGTTTGGGCAAGATAAGAAAGGAGAAAAAAGATGAGTTACAGAGTAAGTTACAGAGACATTGACGGGATCAAGAGGGAAAGGATCTTCGAGGCAACCGCCGCCGACACCGATCTGGGTGAAGTGATCATGGACTGGGTAGACGAAGAACTCGGGGTTGACTCTCAGACGGACGGAACCGATGTCTGGTACGAGAAGGACGGCGAGCAGGTGACCGTCATGAGCGGCATGGAGATCGAGGAAGTATGATCGAGAAAAGATCGCCAAGGCGTAAAATCGAAATCGGAGCTGACTACGGCCATGTGACCGTAGTTGGTTTCTCCCAGCGAAAAGGTGGCGCTAAGTATTATGCCTGCCACTGCGAGGTCTGCGGAAGGGATTTTGAATCCACTGCCGCAAGAATTTATGTGTATAAAGAGCGCGGGGTAGGGTGCGGGGAATGTGCGAAAAAGGCATACTACGAGCAGAGGAGGCAAGAAACACTGGAAAGATTTTTGTCTCAACCACGCTCGGCAACGCACGTAATCGGGAGAAAGCTGAACAAGAACAATACAACTGGGCATACCGGCGTATATTATAAACCAAACGTCGGAATTTATGTCGCCTCAATCAGAATCAAAGATGACATATTGTACCTTGGCCAGTATGACACCTACGAGGCGGCGGTTGAAGCAAGGAAGAAGGCAGAGCAGGGGATTTTACCAGATGTGGGCGTGATGAACTCGCCGGTTTACGAGCTGATACAAAAACTCGGGATGAGCGAGGATGAGTTTGCGGAGTACGTCGGCGTTCCGGCATGGAAAGTCAAGCAGTGGGCGTCCGGCGGAATAAAAGCGCCTGAGTATGTCGTGGATCTGATAACACGGCTGGCGAAGGCAGAAGGGAGGTTATAGTGAGCGACTTGAAGGAACTTAGAAAGCGAAGTGGCGTGTCTCAGGTAGAGGCCGCCAAGATCCTCGGGGTTTCCACCGTCACCCTGCAGAGTTGGGAAAACGGTGTCAGGAACCCGAAAAACCGGGAGGAGATCGAGGCAAAGCTCAGTGCCTTGACGATCCTGACGAGAGAGGGGATTAACGCGATCCTGTCGGGGGATGTACCGATTGAGACAGCGCTCCGGGAGAAGAAGATTGATGAGGTTAAGAAACTGTCCAAGTGGGGACGGTACGGAGATACCTTCTCCGCGAACTGGAGGCGGATCCCGACAGGGATCAAAGACAAGCTGGATGCTGCGGAATTGGCTGAGCTGGTCGATGCGATCAAAGCAGCTTACGACGCTGGCAGGGATGCCGGGCCGTTGATGTGAAAGGAGGAAAACGAAATGCCAGAAAAATTCATGATCAATGAGGACAGTTTTGGAACGATGTTGCCAAGCAACTGGAGGGAGATAGCCGATTACCTCAACAGCCTATTGGAAGAGATCTGGGATAAGGAAGGCCATGACGATTTCGATGACGATTTCAAAGAAACCGTTGAAGATATTTGGGATCGGTATTGCAGCGATATGATACCGGATGCACCGAAAGCAGAGGAGGTAGACACAATGAGGAGAAGGTTAGAGGAGATGCCCTTTGACAAAATGTTTGACGGCGAGTTTTGCCACGCTACCGGGTATGAGGTTTGTCTGGGTGATCCTGACAACCTCGCCGACTGGTGGAATGAGTACATTGATTCCGAAGGGAATCTCCACTACGGCAGGTAAACAAAAAGGAGGGCTTAACAGCCCTCCTTTTTTGATGTACTAACCGACACCTGACAGGTGAAAGGCATCCATTAGTACATCCTCGCCCTATAAAAAAGAAACCGCTATTTTACGGTTTTTATCAATGGTGATCCTGTCGATGATCAAGCGCCAGAAGTTCCGGCGTTCCGTTTTATCCCATGTCCAGTACTGGCCTTGGAAGTCATCGCCGATCAGCCGGGTGATCCTTCCAAAATCCCTCACGGGCTTCGGGGTACTCAGCTTGCCGAGCTCTTCCGTGTACCGCTCCTTGTCTGCCTTGTACTCGTCCATCGTGATCAACTCGTTGAGGTACAGATCTTTCAACCGTGCGATCTTCCGCTCAATGGCAGCAATCTGCCTGGCGCTGTCCTCTGCCTTCTTCCGTTCCACTTCCACCCCTGCGGAGTCCCCTGCGACGAGGGCGGTGATGTTCTCCACAAGATACCGTTCCAGGACGCTTTCCCGGATCGTCCTTGTGTTGTCGCAGATTTTAATTACCCTGCAGTATTTTCCTTGGCATCGGTAAACGACAGCGCCGCTCACATGGCAGGTGGCGTACCGTAAACCACACTCAGCGCAGACGATGAGACCGGAAAACAGATAGATGCGATCCGTGTTGTTTTTTGTTCCGGCACGAAGCTGAAAGCGCACCCTGTCCCAAAGATCCCTGTCTATGATCGGTGTGCAGTAATCTGGATTCCCGGCGAACTCGCCGATGTATCGAGTGTTCTGCAGCGTGTTCTTTAGTTGCGAGCGATCGACGGAGTACCCAATGGCTGAGGCGTACCTGACCGTATCTGCGATCCTTCCGGTTTGGGCGAAGAACTCAAAGATTCTTCTTGCGTTCTCAGCATCCTGGCCCGGAACGAGGTGCTTGTCAACGACGGTGTAACCAAAAGGGATCTTTCCGTTTGTGACCTCGCCATTGGCTTTTTTGTGGTCGAAGACCTGCCGGATTCGCTGGCCGGTGTTTTCAGCCTCAAATTGCGCGATAGACATCATCTGGTTGATGATCAGTCTCCCCTGCGGCGTCGTGCTGTCATAGATCGGTTCCCAGATGGCGAGCCACCCAACGCCGTACCTGTCGAGGGTTTCCTGCGTGTTGATGTAGTGGCGGATGGAGCGGAACCAGCGGTCAAGCTTCGTTACCAGGATGAGATCAATCCTGCCTGCTCTCACATCGTCAAGGAGGTGCTGGAGCTCATCACGGTCAATCTTCGTTCCGCTGACACCGTCGTCCATGTACTCGCCTGCGTAAACCATATCGTCGTGATCATCTATGTATTTCCTCAGGGCATCCCTCTGCGTTGGTATGGAGTCGCCCTCCTCCGCCTGTCTGGAGGTGCTGACCCTGAGGTAAATTGCTGTCCTTCTCATTTTCCCTCCAAATTTTGTCCCTTTACTTTTGAGCTGTTTTGTGTTAAAAATAGAGTGCATGGTGCTCAGACCCACGATGCTCACGAGGATTGTACATAACAATGAGATCCGATGGCGAACGGGCTCTTGATGGTGTAACCCCATCCCTCGTGCTCAGGAAGGTGTTTTTTCATTTGCGAATTCCTCCTTTCTTACATTTGCGGCAGGGTGTAAACCCCTCCCTGCCGCATCCCAGAAATTCCCCGTGTCCCCCGCATTCTGTGACGGCAGATTGCGAGGGACTTTTCCGTTATTTCAGCACCGGCGAAACGCCGATCTCTTTCAACCACTTCAGGTACTCATCGTACCAACCTTCATTCCAGCTTTGCTCCTTACAAAGATCATAAAGCGCCGCTTCGTCGTTTACACCGTGAGATGTGATGACGGCGTGAGTCTGCTTGTTTACGATCAGCCCGTTATTCATGTCCAGACCCAGCAACGGATAGCTGTGATAACTCCGGATGTGCGAGAATTGGGCGTCGTTTTGCAGAGGATCGTTTGTCAGCTCATCAGCCGTGAGCGACAGGGTGGCGATTCGGTTTTTCTTCAGGTCGCGACGCGCCGATTCCATGGCTTCCCATTTTTCACGCCTGACAAGTTTTGCCATGTCGGAAAACTCGATCTGATGGTACAGTTCCATGGAGATCCGGAGGTAATCCTCACGTTTGGAGTTGCCAGCCAGGGCGACACGTTCCGACAGCACTTTGAGGACATCCGGACCGTATAGGTAGGTGTGCCCTCCAACGACCTGCCGTTTTGGCGGTACGATGTGCTGGACTGCCACTTTCGCACCGCTCCGATCAGTGCGGAGGATCTCATGTACCTTCTCAGCGTCAACCCACAAAAGCCCCATGGAGTCTATGCCGCTGAGCTGCCACGCCTTCGTGATCTTCGTGATCGTGCCTTTGTCTTTGGTCTCGTCCCTCTTCAGGATGATGTCCTTTGCCCACCGCACGATGCTGGGGAGGTTCATGATAACATATCCTCATAGATCCGGTTGACCTCTGCGGTAGCGTCGGCGGCGTAAGGATGGCGGCAAACATCCGGATGGATCACCTTTAAGAGATCTGTCATCCACTTCTTTGCATAGTCTCTGTCTGTATAGTGCTTACGGTTTACGCCAAGCTCCTTCATTCTCATCTCACCATCTGCCTGAGTCAGGAAGAAAATCAATCTTGCGGCACGGCTCTTGAAAAACGGATCATCAAAAGCCACCTCCTCTTTGAGGGCCGCCGCCTCTTTGACGCTTTCGAACATATTCGCCCAGCTGTTGACTCTGCCTTTGTAGTTTAAGCCTTTAATGGCTTCCCTGAAGATCTTCCTTACTTCTACCAGTTTCCCAAACTCTTTAAGCTCTTCCAGTGTCTTGACTTCCAGAATGTTCTTTCCCATTTCCCTATCCCCACAAAATTAAATGATTACTTTTCCCAACACTTCCCCGACGCATCTGATATCCCGGCAACCCTCTATCATCGGATAGTTCGGGTTGTGCGATATCAAGCCATCTTCCCCGCGCTCTTTAATGAAGCATTCGTTTCCGAGCGTAAAAATTCCGATCGCTCCGATCTTGACGCCGCTTGCCTTCCTGACATAAACAAGATCCCCGTCCGAAAACGTCGGCTCCATGGAATCTCCATTGACGCCGATCACGAAGTCCGCTCCGTCGCACTCCTGCGCCTCGATGGTATCAACTGGTATGTCGTCAAAAAGAAAACCCTCACCGGCGCAGGCGATATGCCTGTAGTAGGTGTAGACACGGCATGGCGACGTGGATTTCTGGCAACGGTCGTACTCCAAATCTGTCACCGTTGTAACAACCGTCTTTCCGTGCTCATCTAAACATCTGAATTTCTTAATGTGTTCGCTTTCCTCTGGTAACAAATGATCCATCTGTTTAAGATCCTTCATTTCATCCTGAAGTAGAAAGTTCGCATCAACCCCTAACACTTCCATCAGTTTAGAAAGCGTAAACATTGACGGTTCTCGACCGTCTCTTTCATATCCAGATAGCGTTGATTTTGCGATTCCGACCATACCAGAAAGCTGTTCCTGACTTAGACCGGCATTTTTTCTGGCTTCTCGCAACCTATCTTTAAGTGCCATTCTTTCACCTCCTTTCAAGTACGATTATACGACACAAAAGTTGACCGGTCAAGAAAAAAATCCGAGATATGCGGAAAAATATCTTGACAAGAGCGAGATTCTCGTATATCATAGACAACGAAGACGAGAAACTCGTACTTTGAAAGGGGGTGGTTATATGAGTTTACCGATAAACGTCAATCAGCCTGTCGCCCGTAACATCAAAAAGATAATTGATGATAATGGGCTGAGGCAGGGCTTTGTGGCGAAAAAGGCTAACATCCCGGAGAAAAGATTTTCCGATATGTTAAACAATCGGCAGGTCATAAAACCGTGCGATGTAGTCGCAATAGCAGACGCCTTGTCTGTTGACACAAGCGCTCTGTTTGTGACATGAGGTCAAAAAAGGAAAAAGGGGGAATGCAATAACGGAACGGAGGAGGAAGAAATGAAACTTAACATCGTGTTTCTGAACGAGCCCTCCGCTGACAGAGTTTTCCGGGCGTGGGGACAGATCGAGTGCAACAGAATGGGGCTGACGCTGGAGAGCGTCACAAGAAAGGGGAAAGGAAATGATAGAGCTGAAAGCATCGATTATGGAAGAGGGAGCCAAGGAAGAGTGCGAGGCGAGGAAGATGAGAAATCATCTGGTAAACGCTCTGAAGAAGGAGCGGCGTAACTACAACATTTATGTTGATGTCGCTAAGAAAGGATCGATAAGTGGACAGTACGCTTTTCTGTCCATGGCCCATGAATCCCTGATCAAGATTACAACCATTAAAACCCTCATGGTTGAGATGGGGATTGAGGAATGAAACCCTATACTGTCATCGACGCCAGCGATCACGAAGGGTGGTTAAGGGCGAGGATGACAGGAATCGGAGGGTCGGACGCTGCGGCGGTGGTCGGGCTTAACCCGTTCAAAAGCAACGTCCAGCTTTACGAGGAGAAGGCGGGCGAGCGGATCCCGGAGGACATATCAGACAAACCGTATGTCGCTTACGGCACTGCGGCGGAACCGCTGATAAGGGAACTGTTCAAGCTGGATTATCCTGAATACCGGGTTGAGTACCATGAAAACCGGATCCTACGGAGTACAATACACCCGTTCATGCAGGCTTCGCTTGACGGTGAGCTGACCGACAAGGACGGGCGCAGAGGAATCCTGGAGATCAAAACATCAAACATGATGGGGACGCTGTCGTGGATGAAGTGGGCGGACAAGATCCCGGATAACTACTACTGCCAGATTCTCCACTATTTTCTTGTGACCGGGTACGATTTCGCGGTGCTCAGGGCACACCTGGTTTTCCAACGGGGCGATGAGGTGAGTACGTCGGTGAGACACTACTTCATCGAGCGTTCCGACGTAACCGACGATATGAATTACCTTCTGGAAAAAGAGATGGAATTCTGGGACAGAATTGTGACGAGAAGAAAACCGTCTTTACTGCTTCCGTCACTGTAAGGAGGAAACATGGAATTTGAAATTTTGAACTCGCAGGAATTTGCGGCGTTGCCTCTTGTAAGGTGGAACTTCGAAGAACTGAAAAAGTACGCCATCGAGAAGGCGGATGAATACAAAGGCATCGCCTACACGGAATCGGATGCTGCGGCGATGAAGTCGGACCGAGCTGACATTAACCGGTTCATCAAGGCGATCGAGGCAGAGAGGATCAAGAAGAAAAAAGAATACCTGGAACCTTACAACGTTTTCGAGGCTCAGGTGAAAGAGGTTCTCCAGCCGCTCAAGGAAGCGGAGGCCGTGATCGCCAAGGGACTCAAAGAGATCGACGACAAGTGGAGGGAAGAACGCCGGGAGAAGATCCGGGCGATATATGACGCTAACGTCGGCGAGTTGGCAGACATTATCTTGTTTGATGAGGTCGACATTCCCGACAACTACAAGAAATCGGCATCCCTGAAAGCGATTGAAGAGTGCATGAAAAACCTTTTCAAGGGCGTCAAAGAGGATCTTACGGAGATCGAGGTGCTGCCAGAGAAATATCAGGCGGCGGCGCTGAGAGCGTACAGGGCGAGCAAACAAAATTTATCGTTTGCCCTGGCTGAGGTGCGCAGGATCCAGCAGGATGAGGCGGCGCTCGAAGAGCGAAAGCGCAAGGCGGCTGAACAGGAAGCCAAAGTAAAAGCTGTCACTGATGCGGTTTACAAAGAGATGGCGAATGTAGAGAGCGAGGCTGAGCCGGAATTGCAACTCGTCTTCCGGGTTTTTGGGACGAGGGAGCAGATCCTTGCGCTGAGGGACTTTATGGTTGCGACCAACATGAGATTTGAAAGGGCGGGTGCGTGAGATGGTACAGAATCAATTGAAAGCAAAAGAGAGTAGCAGTCTTTCGGCGTACCTTGCCAAGGACGCTGTAAAGGCTCAGATCAACCAGATCGTCGGGGGAAAAGATGGCCCGAAATTCATCTCCTCCCTGGTATCAGCGGTACAGACGAATCCACAGCTTGCGGAGTGTACGAAGCCGAGTCTTCTGTCTGCGGCGTTGCTCGGGCACTCGCTTAACCTGTCTCCGAGCCCTCAGCTGGGACAGTATTACATGGTGCCTTTTAACAACAAAAAGAAAGGCACTGTTGAGGCGACGTTTGTTCTTGGGTATAAAGGTTTAATTCAACTTGCGATCAGATCCGGGTATTACAAAAAGCTGAACGCCATGGCGCTCAAAGAGGGCGAGCTGATCCGGTACGATCCGCTGGAAGAAGAGATTGAGGTAAGGCTGATCGAGGACGAAGAGGAAAGAGAGAAAGCCCCGACCGCAGGGTATTTCGCCATGTTCGAGTACAGCAACGGATTCAAAAAAACACTTTACTGGAGCAGAAAAAAGATGATCTCCCACGCTGACAGATACTCAGCGGCCTTCTCAGCGGAGGCGACAACCGGAAGGTATCCGAAAGTCTCGTTTGCTGACTACGAGGCAGGAAAGTATCCGAAGGGCGATGAGTGGTTGTACTCTTCCTTCTGGTACAAAGACTTCGACGCCATGGCGATAAAGACCATGCTGAGGCAGATCATCAGCAAGTGGGGCATCATGAGCATTGACATGCAGGATGCGATACAGAAGGACATGGCGGTGATCGGTGAGGACATGACAGCGAACTATGTCGAGGAAACGCCGGTTGAGGTGAAGGAACCGGAACCACCGGAAGCCAAAGAGCCTGAGGTCGTCGCTGAACAGGTCGCCACGCCGGAGGAAGCCAAAAAACCCTCTTTGGAGGATGAGTTTTTCGGGTGATATAAGTGGATGAGGATGAGATTTTCACGCTGAAGGCAAGGATCTGTAAGCGGTGCGGAAGGATCCTGACAAATGCGGAATCTGTCGAGCGTGGATTGGGTTGCCAGTGTGCGAAAAAGCAGAAGGCAGCAGAGCTCGAAAGGGCGCCGATTCCGGGACAGATTGATGTTTATGAGTGGTACAAGGACTATGAAAAACCATAGGTTTAAGGTACCAAATGAGCCAAATATTAACCGCCTGCGGTGGCTTAAAAAGAGGAGTTGTAAGCGTTGTGCGATACACATTTAACACGGCTGCCGCAAAGGAATTTGGAGTTCAGGCGGCTGCACTTTTAGACAATATTTATTACTGTTGTAAGCAGAACAAAGCAGCAGGAAGGCATATTCATGATGGCAGGGTTTGGATGTATAACAGCATGAAAGCATTTGCCGAAATACACGATTATATGTCAAAATCAGCTATCCATAGAGAGTTAAAAAAACTCGAAACAGGTGGGGCGATTGTTGTTGGCCATTACGGGAGTGGATTGTATAGTTGCACCGGCTGGTATGCGATTACAGACGAATGGAAAAGGATTCTTGAAGATGAGAAGAGGGCTTCAAACAAAAAAGAATCAAAAATTAATCCATGCCAACCTTATCCCGAAATCGGGACAACCCCTATCCCAGAATCGGGACAACCTTATCCCGAAATCGGGACAACCCCTATCCCAGAATCGGGACAACCTTATCCCGAAATCGGGACAACCCCTATCCCAGAATCGGGACAACCTACAAGTAATATATATAATATATATAATAATAAAACAGATATAGACAATACAAGTATAGACAACAATATAGACAATACAAGTATAGACAACAGTGATATACCCCCCTTACCCCCCGTTCCGGCTGAACCAGTGCCCAAAGAGAAAACAGACAAACCAAAAGCGAAACGCAAAGAGGTTGTCGCGAAAGAGGCAATGGCGATCATGGTGGACGGGAAGAACTTCCCACAAGCGGTCCATGATGCAATGATGGACTGGATCGGTTACAAGATCAGCAGGGGGGAACCATACACGGAGGTTGGTTTCCGGAGCCTCCTGACAGTTGTGGACAGGAAGATCCGGGAGTATGGTGAGGCTTCAGTCTCTGAGGTGATCATGGAGTCTATGGGAAACAGTTGGAAAGGCATCATCTGGGACAGGATAAAAAGTTCCAGTGGTGGTTCAGAGTGGTTAAAAAAACGGATTACGGAGGTTGATACATGGTGATTTCAGAGGAACAACAAGACCAAGGGAGAGAAAGGTTTAAGACCCTGGTAAAGGCTATGAGAGCGGTATATGCAAAACCTGATTTCATACCAGACAGAAACGCATTCGATATCTGGTATCATCTGCTGAAAGATATTGATTATCCCACACTGGAAGCGGCGATTATCAAACACATGCAGACATCAAGCTACGTGCCAACCATAGCAGATATCAGAGAGAAGGCAGCAGAACTCAAACCAAGCAAGGGACGTGATCTTGGAGAACTGGAAGCGTGGGGCATGGTGAGAAAAGCGATTGAAAGATCATCATACTATGCGGAGGATGAGTTCGCAAAGCTTCCGGAAATCGTACAGCTTGCGCTTGGGGATCCGGCTATGTTGAGAGAATGGGCATCCATGCCGACAGACCAGGTTGATAGCGTGGCAATGTCGCAGTTCCTGAGATCGTTCCGGTCTGCGAGAGAAAGAACGCTTGACGACGAAAGGGTAAGCCCGAACATCGTGAACCTGGCTGAAAGCGCAAGACGGAAATTTACGGTTTTGCCACAAAAGTCTGAAGATCAAAAACCCCCTCTAACCGTCGATGATAGCGATGATTATATTCCAATGCCAGAGGAACTGCGGCGCAGGATGGGACTGGTAAAATGACCGTAAAAATCACGGTTCAGGGCGAACCGGTGGCGAAAGGCAGACCGAGATTTTCAACGGTGAGGAAACGGGATGGGGATGTTTTTGTGAGTACCTACACGCCAAAGAAAACGGCTGCTTACGAGGATCTGATTCGTTGGTCTTACAAGGCGCAGTCGGGCGCTACGTTTTTTCACAAAGACCGGGAACTCAGCCTTACGGCGAACGCCTACTTCGCAATACCAAAGAGTGCGTCAAAGAAAAAGCGGAGGCTCATGGAGGATGGGCACATCCGCCCGGTAAAACGCCCTGATGCCGACAACATCCTGAAAGCCATTGCGGATGCACTGAACGGGATCGCCTATCACGATGACGCCCAGATCGTGTCTGCCAGGATTGAAAAGTTCTGGTCAGACAATCCAAGGGTAGAGATCGAGATTGGCGAGGTAAACGAAAGGGAACCACACGAGAAGGGAGAAAATAAACCATGACAGAAGCGGCGAAGGCGGCACGAAGAGAGTATAAAAAGCAGTGGGCGAAAGCGAATAAGGATAAGGTGAAAGCGCAGCAAGAGAGATATTGGAGCCGGTTAGCAGAAAGGATAGAGAGCGGCGAAGACATCAAGGACATTGTGCATCGGGAGGAAGAACGCAAGGACGGCGAAAGAGCCGTCTGAACGGGGACTGAAACGGGAAAATGGGGAATAAAATGACGCGGGAACAGATAAAATTTGTCGAGGATCTCATCGAAAGCGGAATTGGCAATTCGTCTGAAATCGCCAAACGCTTTTCGAAACAGTATCCGCGATCCGGGGTTGACATCAGGTGCGTACAAGATGTGAGAAGATCCTACTGCCTCGCACGTCTCGGGACATCAAATTTTGCTCCAAAGCGCCTCGCCGCTTACCACATTTTCGAGGACGGCGGGAGCGCCCTGGACGTGGCGATACAGCTTGGGATGAACGCCAAGCACGCGAGCCAGTATTACCGGGACTGGATCCTGACACGGTCGCTGAAAACGCCTCCGGTCCGGAAACCAGACCCGGAAAGGAAACACGCATTCCCCGGAGGCGCGATCTTCGGGGAATGGACAAGACGTAACACGATATGGAGGGGATGAAATGAGCAGGAAGGAGGATCGTCTTTGGAGCGAGGGGTTTGCCAGGGCGTGCCGGATCGCAAGAGAGAAGGGACTCGACGGGCTGTTTGACGAAGAGCGGTTCCGGAACATCACGGGGTTTAAGGGACGCCTCACATCATCAGACCTTGACAGCTACGACAGCGACGTCAAAGAACTGATTTTCCAGATGGTCAGGATCACGTTCGTTGCCATACTGCATGACGCTTTCGGTTTCGGCGAGAAACGCCTGAAAAAGTTTGTCGAGATGACAGACAAATTCGCTCAGTACTCGCAGAGGGGGTGGCTTTATTGGGCGGATGTAATCGACGAAATCAGGGAGAAAACCGGGATTGACATGTCGATTGTGGAAGGTGAGACGAGGTTAAACACCTACAAGCGCCCGGAGAACGCCGACCTTTACGAAGAGCCAGACCTGATAGATGACAGGGCGTGGAGGGCAAGGTTGAAAGAGTTGGGTCTTACAGACAACGGCGAGTGCGTGAGCGACAAGACCGGAACGCTGCAGTGGCGCTACAAGACCAACTTTGACAAGATCCAGATCTACGACGAGCTGACCGGCGTCTTGTGGGCAACGGAGTTTTTAGGGGCCAGAAAACCAGGGGAGACAAAATGAAAAAAATGTACTTGGAGGTTGACGAGTTGATCAACCATTTTCGCTATGAAACCAGGGCTTTGAAGTACGCCCAAGCGCTCGAGCACTACGCAGAGCGGCACGCCGTCGAGGCTGTTGCTGTTGGTGACTCCATGGACGGTTACGTCATCGAGGTCACGGAGAACAACGGCAAACCATCGGCACGCCTTCAGACATGGACAAAGGAGCTGAAACAGAAATGCTTGGGTTAATCTTGGGTCTGATGATAGGCGCGTGCGGAATGGGCATCCAGGCAGGGCTCTGGAAAGACGATGCCAGGGCGAAAGCCAAAATGATAGTGCGGCTGAAAACCATGGTCGTCAACCTTGTCGAGGAAAAACGAGAGCTCGAGCGGATGGTTGACAGGGAGAAAGCTGCAAACGAAATTTTGATGAGAGAATTGAGAGGAAAAAAATGACAGGTGAGATTAAGTGGTTCAGAGAAGACAAAGGATATGGTTTCATCAAAGGTGACAATGGGCAGGAGTATTTCGTTCACTACTCCGCATTTCCTGATGGTCACACCAGAGGATTACCGCCGGAAGCTACAGAGCCAGGGAGGAGAGTCAGCTTTGATGTTATGGATGACAACGGCAGAGGTCTAAAAGCTGTTGGGGTACAGCTCATTTGGGAGTAAGACATTGAGGCGAAAATCAGGGGAACGTTTTGGAGGGAGTGAAAAATATTGGATTTGGCTCAAATCGGGAAAAATATATCGTTCGTACGTCAGACAAAAGGTTTTTCTGTAGATGAACTGGCAGACCGGGTCGGGCTGACGACACCGACAGTGATGAAGCATGAATCCGGTGGAGTAACGAGGGTTGATGTGCTTGTGAGTTATGCAGAAGCGCTTGGGTGCACGGTCGGAGAGCTGACAGATGATGCGGCGGATTCGGAAGCGAGCGACCTGAGTGTTGATATTTCTACACGATGGCCGTTCAGTCTTGCGGCCGCAGTGCTTAATATCACGGACGGGGTGACGATCGAAAATACGGAATCCCCACTGTGGAGGGTGTATCTTCCGGCACTGATTCAGTCTCTGGATAAACTGCCAGACAGGGAAAGGTTAATATTGGTTATGCGGTTTAAGCACGGCATGACCTTGGAGCAATGCGGGCGAAAGTACAATGTTACAAGAAATCGGATCCTACAGTTGCAAAACAGGGCTCTACGTCGCCTTCGCCATCCGTCAACATGGAAATCATGGTGTTACGACACGATGGAAAAAGCGTATGCATACGGGGATGAAGCATCAGCACTGAGGCTCGAAAATATCAGGCTGAGGAATGCAATAAAGTCCGAGCTGCCACAACCCAAAAAGGAACAAATACCGAATCTGGACGATGTCTGGATAGATGATCTGGATCTGTCTGTCAGGTCGTTTAATTGCCTGAAAAGAGCTGGAATCAACAAAGTGTCGGATCTTGTCGGAAAGACTTATGAGGACATGACGAGGGTACGGAACCTTGGAAGAAAAAACATTGAAGAAATTGCCTGTAAGGTCAGAGAATACGGAGTGGTGTTTGAACATGTACATGAAAAGGCATGATGTTTATGAGGATGATCCGGATGCCGGTTTTGATCATGAGGGCTATGAAGAGGACCGGGCGTTGGAGGAGGGGCGATTTGAAGAAGCTCCGGAAAACCCTTATGAGGACTATGATTGTTACGATGTTGTCATAACCGAAACAGCGGTCAAGCACATATCGGTTTTTGCCAGGAGCGAAGAAGACGCCGCATCGTATATCGAGGGTCGGTTAGACAGCATCGATATGGAAAAAGATATCGATGAATGCCACAAGGAAATCACGTTGGTAGCGTATGGAGACAGCGCTGAGTGCGATTACGACGTTCCTTTGTGGTGGGGAACAGGGAGGACAAAAGATGATGAGTGATGAACTCAAAAACATGGAAGCACTGGTCGAGTGCAGAGACCGGCTGAAGTGGGTCGGGAATCTGTACGGGGCAAAATGGGTAGAGGAAGAGCCTTTCCTGAGAGCCTGCGAGACAGCACTGACGGAAAAACAGGTGACGCTTCCGAGAAACCCGGAAGTATTTCTGCCGGACAAGGGCAAGCTGGTTTTGGGGAGGGTTGAGTACAAGGAGACCATGACTACCATGGTGCTGACCTATACCTCAGAGGGATGGAAGACGGTACCGGAGTCAGATATCGAGTTTAAGGTTTTCCAATGGAGGGAGCTGCAGAAATGGACATGAACAATATCAACCTTTTGATTTACAACGCCCTCGAGTATATTGATACCAATATTCCGAACAAGGACACCGTCACGGCCATCCGTGAGGGCGTAAAGGACCTGATCGACCTTCAGGCGGAATACCGCGAGGTAATCAGGGTTCCGAAGGACGAGCTCGCCTTCCTTGAGCGCATCGCCCCGGACGGAGCGTGGAAGCTGATGAACTACCAGGAAACCATGAAGATCCGTGACTGCGTGAAGGAGATCACGAAAGGCTGGGAAGACAGGGACGAGCCGTTGCCGTTTTGATTGAATGCCTTGAAATGGGAAACATGAACAGAAGAACGAAACAAAATGTATCTGCGGTAACCGGCAACATCGAGGAAGCGTGTATGAGGTATAGCCTTGGCAGAAGTTTGATGAGAGAAACAGCCGAAAAGGCAGGGGCTATCATCAAGGTTGGAAGGATTATGTTAATCCATTACGGCAAGGTAGACAAATACCTTGAATCGCTGGCAGGAAACAAAAAAATGATGACATCAACAGGTTTATGTGAACGGAGGAAAAAATAATGAAGTGGACAAACATTGACACGCTGAAACCACCAACAGGAGTTCCGTTAATTGTAACGACCCTTGATACATTTGCTTCAGGAACCAAAAATGTTTTAGGGCCTGTTTATTATCTTAAACGCCCCGCAGATGGGCTTGGGGTGTTTTTTGAATATTGCACTGATAACTATATAACCGGTGACGAAATCAACGGCGTAGAAGAAATCGTAGGTGTAACAGCGTGAATGCCATGGCCTGAGGCTTACGGTGACGAATCTTCACAGTTTTGAGGATGGAAGAATGACATTTGAAACCTACGTTGACGTCCACAAAGACGATCCGCCAATACAGAAACTCGCCCAGCTTGTCGACTCCCTGGAACTCGCCGGCAGCAACCGTGTACACCGTGCACAAGCTGGCAACCGTGAGGATCAGGAATACTACAGTCGTGAGTATCAGCACATGATGAGGCGTGCGGAGTGGCTCTTTACGGAGATCAAAAAGACACTGGAGGGCAAATGACAAGGAATCCAGAGAACAAACAAAAATGCTATGAGCTTTTCAAACAGGGGATGAAACCGTCGGAAATCGCAAAAACACTCAGATTAAAACCGAATACCGTCAAAGCGTACCTCACACAAATGGTTTTTAATCAGATCTATCCGAAAGAGCCAAGGGAAATAAAACTGGAACGGAAGAAACAGAGAGCAATTCACTTCACGTC